TTGAAAGTTTTCATTAGTAATCCTTTTGTAAAGACTCTAGTATTTAGTTACCAAAAGATTTCCCGACTAGTTTTACGCCGAGTTTATCTTGGACTAGCTTCCAAGCATCCTTTGTTTTCTTGTTTGCGATGAGATGTTTGAGATGTTTCTTTTCTACATCAGATGCAACTTGTTGAAACTTCACGAGTTCCATAACTCCAATGTTTCCTGCATATGCTGCCTCGGATACATTCTCGGTTATGTTTCTGCGTTGTTTCTGATCCCTGATCCATGCTTGAGCAGCACCATTCTTTGGTGGTTCCTTTGACCAAGCAAGTAAACTTTTGTATACTCTGGTTGTCTGTGTCTCGAAGTCAGCACCCTCGGAGTTGTCTACAATGTGGAAGTTAGAACCAAACGCTCTCTGGAATACACCCAGGTTTCTCTGAACATCTTTCCATAGATTTGTTGCAATATCCTCCGGTACTGATCTCTCACGCTTGGCATTACGAGCAAGAGCGGTTTCCAGGTCTGTGTTGATAAAGACAAGAGCAGAGTCGTATCCTTTTACTGCAAGATGACCTCGCATTTTTAGAATTTTCTCCATGTCTTTTCCTGTGCCGTCGATAACAAGTCCAAGTCTACCATGAATTGCAAGCATCTGTTTCTTATCGGCAGTTGCTTTGGCAACTTCTCTTGCGGCGTCTCTTTGTTCCTTCTCGGACTCGGGCATCTTGAAATCTAGTTCAAGTTTTCTCATTAGATTTTCAAAAGGCTGATCCGAGTTTATGATTACAAAACCAAGTGCTTGTAGGGCAATCTTCTTAGCCATGAATGACTTACCACTGCCCGGACCACCCGCAAGGAAGATTGCCTTGAAAATCGAGGGGTCATAAAGCCCCTCGGCAATCATAACATCCTGGATGTAATCACTCAGCGTCATCATGTTGCTCTGCTACTCTCTTTGCTACTGCCGTTGCGATTGCCATTTTACGTGACTTGTCCATGGTTGGATTCTTTCTTTCCATGGCTTTGGCAATCTCTTCGCGCTTCTTTAGCTCTGCTGGTGTTAGTGTCTTTTCGTCTAGCTCAACCGATTCCATTACGTATACTGTTCTATGACCATGATCTTTTGCCCACTTCTGTGCTGACTTCTTAGCATCAGAGAATGAACCTCTTGCTGAGTGTACCTCTGAACTGTTCTTATAATCAACGCTTCCCATTGGCTTGTGAGTAAACATCCAGTTTCCGGAACCGGTTGCGTTCTTGCTGTGTGATCTTTGATAGCGAGCATGTGATACTGTAACTGCTTCGTCTAGCTCAACTTCTTCTTTGGTTAGTCTATCCACCGCCTTACCGATGCGCTCGCGATATTTCCAGCCCTTCATGAAGGCATTGTCTGCTTTTTCCGCACTTTTTCTTGCTTGGCTATAATCTTGATCTTTTCTGGCAGTTTCAGAATCATTGGCGTGTTGGCGAGTAACTGCTCCCATTGTTGCAACATCGTGACTGCGCTTCTTGATGTAGTTACCAAGAGTTGTTTTGCTTAGTTCGTTTATGCTCTCTTCTTCATAGACCTTTGAAACTTCCTTACCGTCTTTCATTGTGGCAGTGTAAACACCCTTGCTATCACGACCCCTAATGGTGCTTGTTCTTGATGTAACTGCTTTCTTCTCTTGGTCTTCCATACCCCTAGAAGGTTTTAGTTGACCAGAAGAATAAGGACCTTCGTTGATGCTATTTTCTGCACTCTCGGAATAGGAGCGATTAGACTTAGGATCGTAACCACCTAATGGACGAGGATTGCCTGTAGGAGCCGCATGTGCTGGTTTTAGATCGGCTCTCTTCTTTGCCAACTCTTCGGCTTCTTTTTTCTTCTGCTCTGGAGTAACTAGACGTGCGTTTGGATTCTTCTGTCTTGCCATAGCTAGGAAGTCAGCACCAAAGTTTTCATTTGTAAACTTTGCCTTTGGCTTACCATCAGAAGCATGTTCCCAACCCTTTGCCCACATAGCGGCTCCCTCTGAACCTTCCTTATATGGATTGTGTTGGCGAGTCTTCTTTTCACCATGAGCAGCATATCCAGCGTGATATGGATTCTGTGTTTTGGCTTCTTCTACAGTCTCAACGCCTTCTTGATAGTGAGTCTTACCAGTCAATTCTTTAGATGTCTTCTGTATTGCAGCACGTCTCTTGTCTAGTTCTTGTTTTCCACGAACTGGTTCACGACCTAGGAACTGCTGTAGGTGTTTCACTTTAGCTTTGTCCAGATAACTCTGCTTCAATTTAGCGGAAATTTCTTCAATTTGTTCAACTTCTTCAGCCACGCCTTGTTTTTTCAAACTTTTTAATGCATCTTTTATAGTCTTCTTGAGACTAACGGGTTTTACTATTTTTTCTGGTCCACTACCTGGATCTTCGTCACCACGACTACCATATGTTTTGTGACTTATTTTACCATCACGACCCGGTTGAGAAGCACTTTTATCCATCTCGGTCAATGAGTCTTTCGTCATATTCTCAACTTCTTCCGCCACACCTTGCGATTTCTCTTTAGCTTTTTGCATGTGATGGTCATATGCTTGTGCTAGTCGTTGTGGATCTGGATTACCGTGCCTGTCACCTCTGTCTGCCAATGTGTCATTCAATATTTTCTTGATCTTAGCTGCCATTTTAGCATGTCCGGCAGCAGTAGTAGGCTCCTTATAGCCTTCCTCCACACCTTCAACTTCTTCCGGCAACTGACCCTTCTTGGGACCAGCAAGACCACCCGAAGCTTTCTTTGCCTTGATTTTCCTCTTTAGTTCTTCACGATTACGAGCAACCTCGCGAGCCTTACCAGCTGGTGTTCTATTGAATGTGAACTGGAAACGACTTGCTAGTTCATCTCGTGTGGGACGTGCACCAGCTACCGATTCTTGTACTGATTCTGTTTCTTGTGGCATGTTTTGGTTCGCTTTCAGGTATTGAAGTTCTGCATTGTGTGAATTCCAGTAATCGTAATGATGCTCGAATTCGCCTATCTTTGTTAGAGCTTGTTTTGCGGCTTCGTGTGATTTTAGCCACTGTTGCAATTCACTGGGATCTAGGTCTTTTTCTTGTTCCAGATGCATGTCATTCAACTTCATATATGTATCTGTGTTCTTCAATGCATCAAGAATTTCTCCGTTGTCTTCAAGAGTACCTTTTTCTACTCTTGTTATGGTTGCCTGGAATGCCTTTGTTGCATCAGGAACATGATGAAGATTATTTGTTGTATAGCCCTTGTAGGAAATTTCCTTGGGGGCGTATCCTGTTTGGATATCTTCTAATAGTTGTTTTAGCGTTTTCATCGTGTTACCTCTTCCCAATCAAGACTTGCAAATACTGATTCACTTGCTGTTGCTGCTGCTACCTCTAGTGTAATTGGTAGTGGTGCAGATGTAAGACCGTTTCTCTCAAGCTGGAACTTGAACAACGCATCCTTGGGAATGCTAATTGTGGGTGTTGACTGATTGGATGAATTGAAAAATCCGGATGCAAGTATCTTACCACCCGTTACAGCAGTTCCTGTTGTAGTGTACTCCACGGCAGAGTCTGTGCCAGCAGAAGTCCAAGCAGTGGTTGTTACTGTTGCTCCCGATGTAACACGCCATTCAAAGTTCTTTCCGTTACCAACACCCATTAGAGATAATGCAGATAGAATTGATATAGCATCCAACGCGTCTGCTTTTAGTCTTATTGAAACAACTGGGGAGAAAGTTCCGGGTGTTGCACTCAATCCATACGCAGCAGTAATAGCAGTACCAGCAGACTTTTGCATGCCTTGTAGCTGATAACCACCCTCGGAGATTACAGTTGAACAAACTTGTCTTAGTGTACTAGCAGTAGCTGTTGCGGCTGTGTTCTTAATCTCATAGCGCAAAGGCAAACAAGCAGTAGTGATGTAAGGAGTTGTAATTAGATTTGCATGGTGGAAAGTATGGCAATGGATTAGTTGTCCATTGATTACAAAACCCATTCTAACACTACCCAGACCCAACCACTCAATGTCCATCCAGAAAATTTGTGCCTTGGAAATGTCCAAAGTTAGTTGTGACGGACCAGTGCCGTCCATCTTGTCTACATTCCAACTTGCTTGGGCAACTCTTGTCTCTTGTAGAGAACCACTAACAGATGATCTTTTTACAAAGTTCAATGTGGTACCATCTAGCTCTACATAAATGCCATTCTGAGCGCCATAGTAGCCCAATCGCTGTCTTAGATTTGCTTTTGCTGGTTCAAATACAAACGTGTTTAGAATTTGTAGTGATTTGCCGGGCTGGTATGCAAATACCTTGTAAGTCTCTCTTACTACTTCTGCATTTGCAGTAGTGTCAACAGTCAGTCCAATGCAACCTTCGTTTGATAGAAACGCAGTAGAACCACCTGTTGCAGTTGATGTTGCCCACAATCCGTTGTCTCTGTAACGGTGGCTTGAGTCAAATAGTGTTAGTGGTGAAGATGTTCTTGCTCTGCCAAATGCATCAACTGCTGTTCCAGAAGGATTAGCAGGACCCACAAGGTTTCCATACTGATCAGCAAGCATCATAACCTCAAAGATGGTCTTCCCATCATTGAGGTACTTGTGAATGTCTTTTCTAAACTGAGCCATTATTATGCTTTCTGTGTTGAGTGGTGTGCTAGTCTCTCTGCCTCTACCTTACGAACACGTGGTAGCATCTTTACTGCAATTCTAGTAATGGCGGGACCCATTCTTGCAATTCTTGCCTCGATTCTTTCCTTCTCACCAATGCTTAGTTTAGCCAATGGCTTCTTGGCTAGCTTCATCTCTAATGTCTTTACTGCAAGTCTTCTTGCTCTCTTGGCAAGAACTGGTGCTGAAGAACGACGCTTTAGTGCAATTGCAGCAGCACGCTCTCTTTTAGCAGCAGTCTTTGCTAGTCTAACTTTTGCTCTCATTCTTTCGATACGACTTAGAACTTCATTTATGGAATCTAGATTAAATTCTTCCTTGATTGGCTCACCAGTTTCGTCATCAACTACATGCAGCTCATCATCGTCGTATCCGTGTTCGATGATGTCGTCATCTGACAAGCTGTTTACTAGTTCGTCATCGTCAAACTCTTCGTCTTCTTCATCATCCTCTGTCTCAGTGGACTCATGGGCTCTTAGATGAATTTTACGCATACGCTTGTATTCGTTTTCGCCTGCACGTGGGCTTAGAGGACCCTTGCCGTGCATTAGAGTGTGAGAATCAACATCTGCAATATCCAAAGGAACCTTTTCAATTACTTCTTCTTGCTCTTCTTCATCCTTGGCTTCTTTCAATCCAAGTAGTCTATCATCGTATGAGATTTCCATTTGTTTAGCTAGGTCAAGCATTCTTCCAATGATTGCCTTGGACTCTGGATTTAGAACTTTGTTTCTGATACCACGAAGTGCCATGTTTACAATCATGGTAGGATCGTTCTTGGTTTCTGCATCTGCATAACCCAAAGACATTCCAATAATACGAGCTGCTTTGATCTTGTCTTGTTGTTTTACCATGATAGCTTCGTTTACCTTTGTTGTTTGTTTGATGTCGGTTAGCCAAACGCGCTTGTTGTCTTCTAGTACAACATAGTTGGTACCACGATGAATAATTGTCTTCTCTTGTGATTCGTGTGTAACTATGTCGCCTACATTGAATACACGCTCGTTGACGTATTCTTCTCTAACTTCATCAACTTCTTCGTTTAGTTTCATTCCTGCTCTTACATCATCAAACATTCTACGAGCCATTGCATCTGTCATTGCAGATGGTACACCCTGCTTGAACTTTGCAAAGTCGTCTGCAGCAGCCGCGGCGCGCATCTTGGATGCAGACATTCCAGCAGCACCTTCTTCGTCTGGATCTCTTTCACCAGCAGATACTACATGAATGGACTTGAAACTGAAATCTTTTCCGTTATATCGATCTAGTAGCTGCTTGTACTCAAGAATTCTATCCGAGCCGGCAATCATGATTAGATTATCGTACTTGCCCGTGAGATCTTTTGCTGCCTCGATAAAGGTTCTAATCTTATCGCTGGCGCCAACAATGTTCATTCCCTTGAATGAGTGGCGAGCATACGCAACCTTTTGATCTACGGTAAGGGGATTCTTCTTTGCATCTTGTGTGCGGGACACATAGATGATATGATCCGCATTGTTTTTCTTTGCCAATGCGGCGACTGCCTTGATTAGCAGTTCGTGTCCAATCGTGGGAGGATTTAGCCTACCAAAAGCCATCACAACAGTGCTCTTTCGAGCCTCTAATAGCTCTTTGTATGTGATCATATGTTACCCATTAGAATGTATTTACTATTTATGAACAATTATGTTTCTTTCAAGTATTCTTTGAATGTAATCATTTTTGTGCTGTAGCGGGACGTGGGGGAGGAGTAGATGCTCTTGGTGTTTGTACTGGAGCAGGATTCTCAACCACAACGTTATTCTTCTGTGCCCATGCTCTTTGAGTAGCCAAAATTTCCATTAGAATTTTATTCTGTTCTTTCATGGATTCTTGCATCATCTTTGTTCGCTCGTCGAGCCTAGATTGATCAGCCACAATAGCTTCATTCTTTGCAACTTTCTTCTCAAGTTCAGCAACTTGAGAAACTGTCTGCCCCCAAGCAACACCACATGTTACTAACGCAGTGAACAGAAACCAATGTGTTTTTAGCCAGTCTACCATTTTATCTCTCCCAACCCTTTATAACTAGGGGACTAAAATTTGCCAATGAAAACTCAAGCCTATCTACTAGCTTGACCGCACCCTGTTCCGAAATAGCCACGAAGCCTTCGGCACCAGTTACTCTAAAACCATCTTTTGTTTTTAGGAATGTACCAACGCTACTTGCTTTGTTTAGCTTGTTTACTAGCAACTGCTTGGCATCTGCAATGTTTGCCGCAAGTTCAAAGACTCTAATAATTTCTGATTTGGGATGCAGGGCAAAGAAGTTTAGAACCTTGCTACGTTCTTCATCCTTGCGTGTCTTTGCAGCGAGTGTCTTCAAACCCTTCTTTTCCTTTTCGTATCTCTCGAAGATGAAATCATACAACCCATCAACGTGTTTCGGAATATCAGTAACACGCTCACCAGCTCTAATCTTGCTGTTGTTGTAGGTATGCACTAGAGTAAGAAGTGTCTCATCCTTGTGTATTGCGTTTACAACAGTTGAGGGCATTCTCTGGAACATTGTACCAATCTGAGACAACTTGGAATCAAACTCTTTTCTCTCGACATCGGTAAACGTAGCAACACCAGTAACATCCTTGAATGTAGCGTCTTCCATCCAGCTACTCTGGTTCTTGTTGAACTTGTCTATAATTGGTTTGCCAAAGGTTGGCTTTAGTGTAGCAATTGTATCGCCTTCAAATGTGGTGTGCCATACAATGCCAATCTTGGCTCTTCTTATTTGCCTACCAAGTGCTGACTCTTTTTGTACAGCATAGACGATGGTGTTTGGGTGAAACGTAACGTAGTCAACACCGTCTATCTTTTCAAACTTGAGGCTATCACTAGTGAACATGATGTCACCCTGGTACACACCAGATGTTAGACCAAGTTTCTTGCACTCAGTGAATGCAACTTTTAGCTTGTTTGCAAGATCGCCTTGTGTGTCTGCATCAATGTCGGCATGTGAGTAATACAACTTAGGATTCTTATTGAAGATGCCCTTCTTTGCCACGAAGAACTTTCCGTTCTCTGGATTGATGCCCGCAATCAACGCAGGCGCACCATCGAACTTTACTGTTGCAACTGCCTTCTTTTGACCAGTACCCTGGGAAAGCATGTCTCTAACATCACGCATGAAGTTGATTGCTTTGCGGGTACCCTCAACGCCAAGATCAAAAACAAGATCTTCGAGGTGAGTCATGTGACCGGCTTTTACACCGACAACTGCTTCTGCCTCTAGGAGGAATGATTTGAAAGTTTTCATATGTTTACAATAACTGCATTAGAAGGTGTTTTGTCTTGTACAACAATTCTACCTGCCGAGTCTCCTCTGCTTGGGCTCTTGCCGTATATTTTAGGAGAGCCATCTTTGTCTTTAGATGTAGGATCAAATCGTTGATCCTCTCTTCTTGCTCTTAGTCTAAAGTAAAGCTCATGTTCCTCGGCATATTTTTTAGCAGGAGTTATCTCTGTATCACCAAAGGTTAGTTCGTTCTTTGCTTGGTCGTATTTTGCCTTGACGTCCATGGTACCCACGAACATGTAGTCTATAGGACCACCCATCTTCTTGTTTCCAACGACAATTTTTACTTTGTCGGCACTGCCAATTTTTCCGTATACGTCGGGTACTTTATCGCCTGCTTGTAGTTTCAACTTCTTTGATAGGTGGTTAAACGCAGAGGTCATGAATTTCTTTGCAATACCAGGAACTGCCAATTCTAATCCTGATAATCCACCACCAGCAAGCGATGGTGCTGATTTACCTTTGCAAGAAAGACCTACCTGTTTTCCGTTGTGCATTTCAAAGACAACATCAATGTATGGCTCTGAGCCGCCTTCTTGACGACCAGTAAACTTGTATGCCTTTACTACACCTGGAATTTTTGTCTTACCTGCAACAACCGTGATTGGGTTGTTTTTGTTTGCTTTTACTGCGTCAGAAACGGCTTTTACTATGCCGTTCTCTTGTCGTTCTGCTGCTTCGCCCGCCATTATTTCTTCTCCGCTGGTTCTGCGTCTAGGTCATGATGCGATTTATCTGCATCCTTAAGAGACATCACTATCAAAGCACCGTATTTCTTTTTACCACCCTTGTCTGTGCCTCTGTACTTCATTCTAGCACGTAATTGAGTCTTACCTTCTAATTCAGGTGAACCCAATCCAGCAGCATCATTACCTGTGTGGTAGAAACCATGCCCACCACCAATTTGAATGTAGTCTGTTTTGCGATCCTTGCCGTAGTGTGCCTTTATTGGCTCGGCATCCTGATGATCGTGGTAGACGTTACCTTGTTGAAGGTCGGTATCGTAATCACCAGTAGGCTTACCCCACTTCTGGTTTATCTTCTTGAGAAAACCAGTAGCAAGGATTGCTTCTGTTGTGTGTGGATACTTTGTCTTGGATCTGGGAGAAATGTCCCACTTTTTGCCGTCATGTTTTAGTTCTAGTTGACCAAACATGGCTTTGTGGTCTGCTTTTACTTCCAGGTTGTGCTCTTTGCCGTTGTGGCGAAACTTAGCGTCGGGAGCATCTGCTGATGAACCAGCAGTTTTTGCGTCTTTGTCCGCTTTGCCGTGCTTCTTTAGCTTGTCGTTGACTACTACTTCGTAATCACGACCGCCTTGACCAACTGCTTCCGCAAGAGCTTTTGCGTAAAGAAAATCTTTGAATCGTTCGAACATAGAAGAATCCCATAAATGTATCTCTACTATTTATGGGTTCTTGGTTTAGAAGATGAAGCCTTCTGTTTTCAATCGTTTACCAAATTTAGAATTATCGAAGACCGGAGCAGAGTCTTCGTCGTCATCTTTACTTGGATTTGAGATGTTTTGCTGTGCCGATTGTTCTACATCATAGAACTTCATACGACTTGCATCCAATCCAATCACGAATCGCTTGTACATGTTTGGATCGCCATAACGATTCTTTAGCTGTTTCACCAACACCTGATTCAGCTGATCCAGTTCCTCTGTACGAATAAGAGCAAAGTAAAGATCCAAAGAGTGTACAAGACCCATGGACTCCGACGTATCTGTCATCTCAACATCGGAACTATCAATGCCGCCTCTGTTTAGCTGTGTGGCACTTAGAATAGGTACTTGGTACTCCTGTGCAATAGCCCGAATCTCCTCGGCAATGCTCTTGATAATTGTATAAGAGTTGGCATGTGAGGAATTCCTAACCCTTTGTGAGGCACAGATGTTAATGTAGTCGATAACAATTAGATCCGCAACGAAGTTCTTCTTTGCCTTTAGCTCTTCGATAAGTGCTCGGAAATGCCCAGCGTGTGCGGATCCAGTAGGATACTCCTTGATAACCAACCTACCCTGTGTCTTATCACGAATCTTTTGTAGCCGGTTATCAAATGTATCTTTATCCAAGCTCCTTAGCTGTTGTATGGGTGTGTTGAATAGATTAGCATCAATACGCTCGGCAATTCGCTCCTCACTCATTTCCATGGAGATGTAAAGAACATTCTTGCCCTGCATCAACGTAGATGCCGATACATGACACATCATAAGGCTCTTGCCACCACCAGTTCTACTAGCAATGGCAGTAAGAGTAGACTTACGTAGTCCCACACCACCTGTAATTCTATTCAACAGATCAAGATCAAACTTGATGCCTTCTTCCTTCTTGTTGTAGAAGTCATATCGAGCATCAGAGTCCTCAAGATAGTCATGCCCTACTTGCATGTCGAATGTAACCGCAAGTGCTTCCTGCAACAAAGACGGAATCGCATCCTCGTTGTGCTTACTATCCTTACCCTCAATGATTTGAATGCTACTCAGAATAGCAAGAAACACAGCGCGCTTCTGGAAGAACTTCTCAGTCTCATGGACAAGCCAGTCAGTATTGTTCTCGCTGTGCTCAAGAGCTCTAATCAATTTAGGAATAGAAGACGATTCCTTCTGTGTTAGATCCTTTCTGTTTAGGACTTCAATCTCAAGAATGTCCTTCGTAACCAGTTTGTTGTACTCGGAGAAGAACTTTACAATCTCCTTAACAACAATCTGATCGTTTCTATCCTCAAAATACTCTGCCTTAATAAAAGGCATGATCTTTCGAGTGTAGTCCTCATCAAAAATTAGACCAGCAATAATCTTGTCTTCTAAACGCATCATTCCTCGCTTGTTCCGCCTTTGAATACCAACTCTCGCTTCGAGATTTGCTCAGTGATAATATGCACCAAATAGTCTCCAAGCATCTTCTCAAATGCAGGTAGCCTATCATCACTGGGCTTCTCTCCTTCAATTATATCATATTCAAAAGATAGAGTCGCGCTTTCTTGCTTGTCGTCTTCATTGAATTTTACTTCTCCATACTTGAAAGATAGATCAGAAAATTCGGAGTTGACAAATCTAATCTCATATTCGGGTCTACCGTTGATTTCGATTTCTTTGATAGTTGTTTCAAACATCGTCTTCACCTTCAAAAGTCTTGCCTTGTTCCTCGGCATGCTTTTCACACAGGGTTGAAATCCAACCCCCGCTTGTTCTCTTTCCTGGAGTGCCACATTCCTCACAAGTTCTTCCCGACATGTACTCTGCCATGTCAATTACTCCATGGCAATAATCATCACCACCATAAGTGTAGAACCGTAGTGTGCCAAATTTTTCTTTTACTTGGGATGCAATTACCTGGGGGCAAACTTCAGCTACTGGTCTTGGCTTGTTTTCTTTTGCTTCTCTTTCAGCAGTTTCAATTGTATAGTCGGACCAATTAGTCTTATCTTTACCATAAGTGAAATAACGATACAATCCAACCATGTCTCCCTTTTGTGCTCGGGCAAGTGCTCTATTGTATCGAAGATCTCTTGCACGTCTTTCTCTGGAATGGTTGATATGATTCTGAATTGCAGCACAAGCAAGGTCGATGATGTTGAACCAACCATCGCCGTGCTCGAATCCCCAGCACATTGCCGTGGTCATCATGCTACCATAACGATCACGAAATATCCTGGGATACTTCTTTACTAGAAGTTCATCTAGTTCCTGTTTCATTCTAATACATCCTCTAGTTCGTCATCCAGTTCCTCGTCGGAAAGAATAGATGTGCTGGCAACCTGGTACTTTGAACGTACCCAATCACGGAATGACTTCTGTTGCAATACCTTCATCCAAAACTCGCCACTGTTGGTATCCTTTTCTCGGAACTTCTTATCTTCAATCTCTCCCGACTCACCGTCTACTCTTGAGTACCAACCATTAGAAGGTTTGATAACATGCCCCGACTCAAGTGCCATATCCAACAATCCTGACCACCTGGAGATACCTGCATCGTGCATAACAGTAACAGGAATCTTGGACTTCTCTCTGGAGAACCTGGACTTCTCGACGTTTATAACGAAGTTATAACCAGTTACCTCTTGCCCATCCTTCTCTTGTTGGCGACCAATGATAAAGATTGTATTGGCACTGTAGTAGATACCAGTACCACCGCTAACGATATCCTTCGGATACAGACCCTGTTCCTTGTATGTATGATTGACTACAACCATAGGCAACTGCTTGATTGTTAGCTCGGGAGTAACCATACGGAACAATGACTTTAGCTGCTTGGCACGACTCATATCTGCAACAGATTTGCCTTCCAAAGCATCATCTACTTCCTTCTTGGATGCAATGTTACCCGCGGAGTCTAGTGCAATGAATACTTTGTCGCCTCGCTTGATCTCGGACAACTGCTTCATGATATCAAACTTCAGTTCCTCGATGTTTGCCACGGGAGTATGAAGAACACGAGTTAGATCGATACCAAAGGACTCGAAGTAGGACTGCGGAGAACCAAACTCCGAGTCATAAAACAAAGCGATGGCATCCTTGTGCTTGTCCAGATAAGCCTTCATCATCAACAGAGTAAAGCTGGTCTTGAAGTGCTTGGATGGACCCGCGAAAACAATCAGCCCCGATCCATAACCACCATCTAGTTCTCCGGATAGTGCAACGTTGATTGCCGGCACGGGTGTGCTTACTCGATCGCCTTCCTCGAAAAACTTAGACTCCGCTAGAATAGCAGTCTCTTTGATTGTGCTATTCTTCTTTAGTTTATCCATCAAACTCATATCATTCCCTTCATGCGAAAAAATCTTCTAGCGAACTACGCTCTTCTGCCGACCAGCCCAAAGGATCAAGCATAGTTTGCATAGATTCAACAAAGGACTTCTGGAACATTGTATCCTTGTCTACGTATTCTGTCAACCCAAACTCTAAGGGCAGCTTGTCAATGAAGCCAATTACATTCTCATGCATCTTGTTTGGGATTCTAAGGTAGACAAACTTCATCTTAGAGCCTTCTTTGATCTGCTCGTACTTTCCTTCTAGTCCCATCTTCTTGAGATAGTGATTGTATAGCAGTGCTGCTCTAACATGTATTGGACACCCCTTTGAGTATATAGGAGAACCAGCATACTGTTTTAATCCGTTCACGCCTCGGGGGAATGCAATAGACTCAATTGGCTCATCGTTGTACTGAAGTCGGTAATCAGAGATGAACTTCTGCACGGTCTTTTGTGTTCCATGCAAAACCTGCTTCACTCCTGACTTCAAAACAGTTCTAACAACAGAGGGAGTAGAAGAACGAACCAGTTCAAGACCCGTAACCTTTAGCTTTGGCTCCTTGTACTGCACACCCTCTGAGTTGTGAACGTTCAGAACATACCGCTTCTTGGCAACAAATACACCAACATCCGCGATTACCTCTCGCTTCATGATCAACTTTTGCTGATACGAGTTCATGTAATCAGCCAAGTCTTGGTAGGACTTGTTGATCACCTTCTGCATAACCTCGCCGGCAAACTTGTCAACGAACTTTACAATCTGCTCTGTCGTCTTCCCTTCTTGTGTCTGCTTCACGACATTTGCCAACGTAAAGTAGCAAGAGTCTGTGTCGTTGTAGATACAATAATCAACATCTGTTGTCTTGCATGCCTTGTTCAAAAACTCGTTCAAGGATTTAGACACCCAACGAATAGCCAACTGCCCAGATGTAGTGATGCCCTCTGCCATTCTAAGATCATAGTACCTAAAGTAAGGAGAACCCATGGCACCATAAACACTGTTGATCTGAATCTTTCGTGCTAGTTGTAGATTGTTCAGCCTACTAATCTCGCTAAGTAGTGCTGAGTTCTTTGTGTCGGCATATTCCTGTTCAATCTTCAACATCTGCTTCTTGAAGATGGAACGCTCATTGTAGATACGTGTAACAATGTCTACAATGAATCCGTTCTTATCTTTCGTAAAGCAAACACCGTTGGCGGTCATTGCAAGGTTCTGTTCAACAAGATCGCTGTTGTCAATGTTCCTATCCAACAACCTATCAACAGTAACATTCTTTCTGTAATCCGAGATAGTCTCGGGACTGATGTTTGCCCACATCATCAAATGGGGATATAGACTCTGCAAGTCAAACGACACAACCCACTCATGTTTGCCAATGATAGGATCTTTTACGAAAGCACCCTCAAACTGATCTCGCTGATTGCGCTTTGAGTTGGGAATAACAATCTTCTTCTCTTTTAGCTCGTTGTAGATCAACGAGTCCCAAGAACGAATCTGGCTAAACACCTCATCGGGAACAATCTTGCTATCATACGCGATAGTCAGTGCAAGTTCAATCAACTTCATCTTGTCCTCGAATGCCTTGACAAGACTAACGTCGATCACGTTATACATACAGAAGTGATTCCAGTCCCTTGTGTAGTGGTCCTTGAATGTACCATCATACTCAAGCTTCTTACGCCCTAACTCATCATTGGCAACGTTATCCAACTTCCAAGACTCTCGACCACCATAGGTATACTTCTTCATCAGGTCAATGTAGTCAAGCTGATTGACACCAATGATATCGTATACAAGCTGTTCGTCGTTGTTGATCTTTACTCGCCTATCCCTAACAAGGTTCCAGGGACTCAGCTTGTTCGCAAAGGAATCACCCAGCACTCTATTGATACGATTCACGAGATACGGAATGTCAAAGAACTGACTGTTCCAACCCGAAACAACATCGGGACACCTTGTTTGCCAATCAGTCACAAAGAGCTTTAGCATGTGGTATTCATCAATGCTAACGGACTTTCTGATTGCTCCTGCCTTGATGCCGTACTTCTCGAGCAGCACACCATCTACGTCAAAGTCACGTGATGTGTAGACAACATAGCTGTTCGAGATGTTGTCATATACCGTAATGAGAAGAATCTCTTCGTTTGCCTTCTCGATATCCGGAAAGCCATCCTCAACAGCAGTCTCGATGTCGATGATGTTGATAAGAGTGTGCTTGATGTTGAGCTTGATTGTTCCCGGGAACTCTTCCGAGATGTATTGGGTAACCCAATTGGTCATTCCAAAGATTTCAAACCCATGAACATCTTTGTACTGTTCAATGAAGTCCCGACACTCTCGAATACTTCCGGGTCTGATCTCGTACAGAGGCTTGCCATAAAGGTCCCGCCATTCTGTAGTTTGTTTTGCTGTCTTCTTTGCATTGGAAAACAGGACGGGGTAAAAGTCATCTTTACGATTGAAGCGGGAGCCGTTCTCATCGTAACCCCGACATAGAATCTTGTTGCCAATGTTAGCAACGTAGGTGTAAGTATCCATAATTCTCCTCTTTGCGAAGGTACAGGTGTGCCATATAGGCACACCCTTCCAACAAAACTACAGTGTATGATATGTAGCGCGAAATGTCAAACGCCATACCTTAGCATTAGAACGTCTAATGCAATATCATCAATTGGATTATGCTTGGAGATCTTGTCTCGATCAAAGTCGGGAATGTCGCAGTAACCTCGATTGTTGGTTGTAGACTTCAAACACCTAAGAGCAGTTCTCACATCGCAAAACGAATTGTAATTTGTAATGGGATCAACCTTGAATGTTCTGCACAAAGATTCCATTACCATCTGATCCAAGCAACCTCGAGTCCAAACCAAACAATCCTTGCTTCCTTTTGTTGAAATGAAAGAGCGAATAGTATCAAGCCCTTCTACTGCACTCACATCCTTTTTAGAAGGAAGGAAGCACATGCGCTTGATTTCATCTCCCTGTTTGTCCCACCACTCCAATGTATCACGTGATACAGATCTACCTGCTGCCTTTTGTTCCTTTGCAATGAACTTTACATAGAGAGTTCGATCAACAAGATCCTCATATGTAAAGTCCTCATTTAGATTGAAACCAACAATAGCAGCAGACAGTACGATGGCTGACGAGTCGATATCTGTTGTCTCAACATCGAGACAAAAATTATCGTACTTCATCAATAGCCTCGAAGATGCGGGTTCCACCTACCGTAACGAACTTTTTCGAGATCTCCCGGAAGACCAATGCTGGGCTTACCCATGATCAAACTAGTACCCATCTGCTTGAACACTTCGTGCCCGGGTGATGGTGTATTCATATTTGTATCATTTACATATGATTCATCATAAACACTCACCGTAATAGTGTCGGGTGCTTGTTCTGGTTCGTCGTACTTCATTTTACGAATCAACTTTTCGCCCATCCATTGTGAACACAGTCCCTGCGTATTTTGAATGTGATCAAAAAACTCTTGTTTTGTGGCTGGAGCACCATCAATGATAGTCTCGCCCAAAAATTCTTGTGACGTTTCCTCGAAGTAATCGTCCGGCGAGCCTG